CCACTAAAGCTGCTGTAACGTGCCATAGATGAATCCCTAACCAGCGGTTAAGGTTCAACTATGATACCTTACGCCGCTTGAAATCTACGCCCTTAATTGTACCTTTGTTTCGGGAAGCATAGAACACCTGTTCGCCTCGCTTCGGGCCATATTCCTCGGTCATGGCGGCTTTAATCTTCTTACCCTTCTTGGTGAGTGGCATGGTTATCGGTAGTTAGAGGTTTTCTTAGCAATCTTCTTGGGCTGCTTAACAAACTGCTTTCCGGCCTTCATGCCCTTACGCTTGGCCCTATTGGTGGCGGCACGTTCAGCAGGGCTAAGAGCCTCCCAAGCAGCCTTGGGTAGATAGCGTTCGCCAGTCTTGAGGCTAGGCTTGCCGGATAGGGTGCGCCATTCCTGACGGGTCCAATCCACTAGGCTGCGTTGCTGGGCTTTTAATGGCATTGATAGCTTCCTCGTTCCTTTAGGTATCGTGCCGCAGAAACGAGTATTTCTGGGTTATCTTTAAACATTCCTAGTGCTCGGTTGCAGGTTTTACAAAGGATACCACGAAACGCACCAGTTTCATGGTTATGGTCTATTGCACTATTCTCCATTGATATGGCAGATGTGCAGATCGGACATTTTCCGCCTTGAAGCTCATAAGCCTCAACAAACTCTTGCGGAGTTATGCCACGTCTAGCACATCTCTTAACAATCGTCCACTTGTCCTTTTGGCGGTATTCGCCAACCCTATCCTCGTTTTCCCTCGTCCAACGAAAGTGCTCTTCGTAAAGACAAGTATTGCAACGACTTTTCAATAGGTGCTTCTGGCTTCCACCCCTGCTTCTAAAGCACGAAAGAGGCTTTTCCTTTTGGCACCTAGAACAGGTCTTAGCTTGTATATCCGCCACCACGAGCTTTGTACTTTCTAGCAAGCAGTTGACTTTTGCGTGCGGACCATTGGCCCGGCTTGCCGCCCTTGCCGCCAGACTTAATAGACTCAAAGAGACGCTTCCTCATGCCGGGCTTTGTGTAAACCCCAGCTGAGTTAACTGTTGAGCGGCGTTTCACTTGCAGGGCTTACGCTTGCCCATTTCACACTTACGTTTTCCACATTTCATTTTATTGTCCTCCTTGTATTCCATCATGTCCTCCGCAGCTTCGATGGCCTCGTCGGCCTCCTTCATGCGGCGGTAGAGCATACGCTCTTGGTTCTTATAACGACGTTCGTTGCGGTCTTTCATGGTTAGCAGTCCCAAGCTCGGCGGGACCAATAGTTGGCAGACAGTTTATTGGTCTTTCCCTTAATGCCTCCAGACCGAGCACAATAGCTCTTCTTACGGGCAGGCTGGTTTTTCTTGATGGTCATGTTGGCATCGCCAAAGCGGACAATGCGCTCCTGCCCATTCTGGCAGGCTTTTACCACAAACTTCTTCCCGCCCTGCACATCACGGCGCGGGACGTTGCACTTCATGGTCTTCTTATTCATCGCGCTTGAGAAGCTTAATTAGCTTCGTAAGTGTATAGGCAATAGAGACTAAGACCAGAATAAAGGCAGCGATTTCATTCACTTGAGTAAGTGTAATCGTCCCCAAGGAGCCTCCTACGGTAACGGCAAATACCTTCACGATGTCGTTGTCGAAGATCATTTGCGAATCAGGCTGGTCATCCGGCTACCGAACCACCAAGCCACGGCGGTTCCGGCCAACATCATGAAGCTCTGGATGGCTTCAACCTTGAGGTATTGGTCTTCGATCAGGAAGAAGCTGACGAAGGAGCCAAGTACCAAACCAATAGTCAGGAAGGGACGGGTGACGGCGCGGACGTTAGCTGCCCACGGAGACACCTTCTCGGTCATGTCGGCAGCAGATGCGGACTGTGAGGCCGCAAATGCGTTCCAAGCGGCTAGGGCTTCAGCGGAAGCAGCCTGCTTATCTAGCATATCTAGGGCGAACTTGTTATCCTGCCGCTTTTCCCAGATGCGGATAACGCTCGTCGCCACCGAGCCAAAAAGACCAAACAGACCTCCCGTTCCGGCGTTGAAGAGGAGTTCGGTGATTACGCTCATGGTTAGGTAACGTAATTAACCGCCGCCACTCCGCGCCACCGCGTTCCGCTGTCATCCGTGATGAACACGAAAACATGGGTCTTGCCCGTGCTAAGCGTAGGAGCTGTGTCATTGGGAAACTTAACCGCAGCAGGCCAAGTGATGGTGCCGGACGTATTCTCGATCTCCACAATCATGCCATAGGCACCGCTGGGTACGTTGCTGAACGTAAAGGTGGAGTTGCCGCTAATCGTCTTCGTGAAGTAGTTACCCTGCGAACAATCAATATCTAGCAGGGATACCGCCGTAACCGACCCCTTGTACTGCCCAGTAGTCTCAAGGCTCGTAAACTTGCCGGAATTGGCCGTAGAAGAGCCAATAGGCAGGGGGCTGGAAAACACTTGAGCCGCCGTAGTCTTGCGCAGGGCCGTATCGGCTGAGCTATGGACTAGGATGGTGTCGGCAGAGGCGAGGACGGTCTTGGCCGTCTGGTCCGTAATGGCTCCCGGCAAAAGCACCGCATCATCAACGTGGTTGTTGAGATTGGTCGAAGTAACTAGGTTCGACGGCGAGGTCGTCCCGTAGGTGGTGCCTTTTTGAATTTGAGCCATGACTTAGTATATCAAGGCTTTGTGGGCCAAACTACATTATGCGGGAATCCTGCCTGAGAGGGAACGTCGCGCAGAGCCTGACGGTAAGCCGTCCATTGAATCTTGGCGGCGTTGTCCAACGGCGTGTCGTTAAGCTGGGTCCAATCGCACTCAGTCAGCTTGGTGTTGCGCTCGCGGCGCACCTGAGCCGCTTTTTGGGTGTCAATCTCAGCCTGCTCTTCAGCCGTGTACGCCCGCCAAATCTTGGTCTCTACTACTTCGCTAGGAAGGATGGCAAAAACTGAGCCAACAAACTTCTCTTGAACATCGCCCTCCTCAAGGCGAACCGGAAGCCAGCCAAGTTCGCGCAGGCTATCATTGTCCAGCATATCGAGGCCAGAGATGTTCCGCCACGACTTAGGTAGTGCGCGGGGGCCATCGGCAATGACGTTGTTCTCAACAAAGCAGTAGTTCATGGGAATAGTCTAGGCTCTTAATTTCTTCAAAAGGGTGGGTCCAGTCGCCATACTTCTGTTGGCGAAACAACCGCATAGAGTTGTAATAGGGCGTCTTATTGCCGGGTTCGGCATACAGATAATACCCCATAATTGGAATGACAACCCAAGTGGGGATACCCATTGCTGCGGATAGGTGGCTTACGGACGTACAGCTACTGATTACAAGGTCGCAGGAACTTACGGCCTTATGCGTATCGTGCCACGTCTGGAGAGGCACGTCCTGTACCCAACTGGGCTTGAATTCTAGGTCCGCGTCCCTCTGGAGACTGATAAACTCCACGTCGTCGCGCTTGACGGCATCAAAGAACAATTGGGCCGGGAATAGCTTGTGGTGCTGGGCCTCAAACTGCTTGTTGCCCGACCAACGAAGCCCTACCCGTAGCTTCTTATTAGGAACAGTAAAGTCGGTGTTGATGTATGCATCTCCTCGGATGGATCTACGGTTTAGCCCAAGGTAGACAGGGCTAGACATTCCAGCCATCCAATAGTCGTGATAAACACCGTACTCTGCCCCATGCTGGACAACGGCAGCCACGTCGGGCTGCTTTTGCAGGAGGCTGACCAAAGGGCCGCTGCACGAAACAATCACCCGACATCCTCGCCTACTAAGATCGCCAGCGTACCTAACCTGATGGATCTGATCGCCCAGACCGCCTTCTAGTTGGAGCAACACAGTCCCCTCGCTCTTGCCGTCCCATTCGGGTTGCGGAGTCTTGGGTGGAGCATCACCAACAATCTTCACCTTCCTGCCGCGTTGAAGCAGTTTGTAGCCTTCCTCAATTTTTCCTTCGCGCAGTTCGTACCATCCACGGTTGTATGCGGCGCGATGATCGCCGGGACGTTCTGCCTTTAGTTTGTCTGCGATCCGTTGACCCTCGGCAAAATCGCCCATCGTCGAAGCCGTCAGTTGCAAATCGAGAAGATCAATGTCTGGCGTGGTTCGCGGTTTAGAAAGCCAGAACTCAGGCTGACAGAATTCGATGTAGTGGTGCTTTAAAACATTGCGAGGCGACTGATTGTGCTGCCGTCCTAGCTTTGGCTTAATGTCGTGAAGGCCAGCTACGCCATGCAAGCCCTCGTCGTCTTCCTTTACGGTAGATCCATCAATACGATCAAAGTCGTACTCAAACGGATCAAGGCCAAGAAAGTCGTGGATGCGCTGAAGTTGTGTGCGCGGATCGGAAAGAAGGTCTTCGTATTCTACAAATAGGAAACACTCTGGATCAGCCAGATAGCCAGCCTGCAAGACCTGATAGGACGATTTTAGGTGCGCCATAAGTCCTGACTGCTGAATAAAGTCGTCTAGATTTTCTGGCTTTGCCACGCGGACAAACGAAGCCATACAATCTGGGACGCTACGAACCGTGGCGATAATGCGCGGCTTGTGACCTAGCACTTGAGCCATTGCAGAAACAACTACTGGAAGCGGCCAGTTGCGTGCCTTATCAATCACAACTGGCTTTGACGTAATCTCGTCGTAGTAGCCGTGAATCAAGCCACGCATTGCATTGGCTAGTTTCTTCCGGTCGCGGTCATTCTTTTCTAGGAGTGGCTCGCGGTGCCACGTTGTTGCCAACGCATCAAGAGCGGCACCAAGACCAGAAGTAGTTGAAACGTGCGTCTGCGGATTCTGATTCAGAATTGCCGCAAGCACCGTTGAGCCAGAGCGCGGAAGGCCAGACAAGAAGTGTAACTTCTTGGACAAGTTGTTATTCACTTGGCCTTTGTAACAGTCTCTACAGCAAGGTAAAGACTTTTATCTTAAACACTAAGCCTTGTTGCAAGGACAAAGTTTGAACCACAAGCTATGTTTTGCCAAGTGGAAACACTTCCAATTTGCACAGGAGATGATCTATTGGTTGTGTCTCCAAGGCCAAGTTGACCATATTGATTTCTACCCCAACCCCAAATAGTTCCATCTGTTTTTAGAGCAATTACATTGCTAGATCCACAAATAGCCAAACTCCAACTAGTTCCAGAACCAATTTGCTTTGGACTACTGTAGTTGGTAGTATTTCCAAGTCCTAGCTCTCCACTACTATTTCTTCCCCAAGACCATAATGTGCCGTCTGTTTTTACGGCAACAGTATGGTAAAACCCGCAAGAAACAGAACTCCAACTTGTTCCAGCTCCAATCTGAACAGGAGACGACCTATGAGTTGTTGTTCCATCTCCAATTTGCCCATACCCATTATTACCCCAACCCCAAAGTGTCCCATTGGTTTTTACGGCAGCAGAAAAATGTCTTCCGGCTGTAACTTTAGACCAATTAGTTAAAACACCAACTTGTTTTGGCGATGAGTAGTTTGTTGTATTTCCTAAACCAAGTCCACCCAAAACGTTATAGCCCCAAGACCATAATGTTCCATCAGTTTTTACTGCTAGACTATGGGTAGAATTTGTTCCAGTAGAAACTGAAGCCCAATTAGTTAAAGAACCAACTTGAACTGGTGATGACTTTGATGAAGGCACAGCGATTCCATCGCCAAGTTCGCCTTTAAAGCTATAACCCCAAGACCATAAACTTCCATCTGTTTTTACTGCAAGTCTAAAAGAATAACCACCACCAAACTTAGACCAGTTTGTTAAGGTACCAATTTGGACAGGAGATGAACGATTCGTTACATCTCCTAAACCAAGTTGACCAACATGATTTCTTCCAAAAGAAAATGCTTTTCCAGATGTATCGGTAACAACTGAATGTGGTCCCGCGGCAAATGGAGTAGACCAAGTTGATAGCAATCCAACTTGAACTGGCGAAGAGTGAAAAGTTGTATTACCAAGTCCAAGTTGGCCAAAAGAATTATTCCCCCAAGCATACAACTGCGGGCCTTCGCTAACACTAGCAGCACCCATCGCAAGTTTGATGACGTTCGGATCCATAAATATTAGTTAACGTAGTCAACAAGGGAAGCACCGCGCCAGCGCGTGCCACCATCGTCAGTTACAAAGATAAAAATGTGAGTTTTGCCCGTGGTTAGGGTGGGTGCCGTGTCCTTGGGCCACTTTACAGAGGTCGGCCAAGTGATGGTGCCGGAAGTATGAGTGAGTTCAAGCGCAAACGCAAATGCTCGGCTTGCCGGAGGATTGCTAAAGGTGAACGTAGAGTTACCTGCAATGGTCTTAGTGAAGTAGTTGGCCGTTGAACAGTCGATGTCTAGCGCGGCTACCGCCGTAATATTGCCAGCATAGTTGCCATTAAGGTCTAGGCGGGCAAGAGGGGTTCCCTCGTTGATGCCAATGCGATCAACCGAGGCATCCGAGAAGAACAAGTTAGCCTTTGTGTCCCCCTCAATACGGAAGTCCTTATCGGCTCCGGCGTCATTAAAAGTAAACGTGCCGCCATCAAAGCCTACGTTGCCAGAGGCATCCAGCGTCGTGAACTTACCAGCCGCAGCCGTGGTTGCTCCGACGGTGCCATTAATGTTGATAGAGGCTGTTCCCGTAAGATTAGTAACCGTTCCCGAGCTAGGAGTACCCAAGGCGCCACCATCGACCACAAACGCGCCAGCCGTGCCTGTATTGACTCCTAGAGCCGTAACAACGCCAGTACCCGTGGTGATGGTGGATGGCGCGGCTCCAGCACCGCCGCCAACAACAATGGCATTGGACGCCAATGCGCTGGACGAGGCTAAGGTGCCGCTTGCCGTAAAGGCCAAGACACCGCCAGAGGTGCCAGAGGTTAGGCCCGTGCCGCCATTAGCTACAGCCAAGGTGCCAGCTAGGGTAATCGTACCGCTTCCGGTGACAGGACCGCCCGAGGTGGTTAGGCCCGTAGTCCCACCAGATACGTCAACACTTGTAACGGTGCCCGTGTATTGATCGGCAGACGAAATCGTAAAATTGGGGTAGGTTCCCGTGATGGTGGTCGTTCCACCCTGCGTTAGAACCACCGTCTGATCTGGCGCAGAATTGGTAATCGTGAAGTTGGGATAAGTCCCAGAAGTCGAGATGCCCGTGCTCGCCGTAAGAACCACCGTTTGGTCAGGTGCAGAATTGGTTACCGTAATGCTACCGCTAGACGTAATCGGGCCACCGGAAACGCTGATTCCCGTACCAGCCGTAAGATCGACACTCGTTACGGTGCCAGCACCGTTAGTAGTCCACTCGACATCCGTTGCCCCAGAGTTAAGGCTTAGCACCTTATTTGCATTACCCGTATAAGAGGGCAGCAAATTAACTCGCGCATCGGCGGCAGTAGTAGCTCCGGTGCCACCTTGATTGACGGATATTGTGCCACTAATTGCCGTCGACACGGGAGTGTCCAACAACAGCGTCTTGAAGATGTCCATTATTAGAGGTAGTTGAGTTCCTGCGCCTCAATTACAGCATCAGTAGAAGCTTCGCGGATTGCGCGGGCTTTAAGGGCCATAGTGCGCGTCCAGTAGGCCGAGCTATTGGCTGGCATACGGAAGCCCTTGGTGGCCGTAGGATCGGTGGTTCCGTCGAAGGTAACACGAATATCCGCTCCCGTCACCTGTACCAGAAGATGTTCTGTATCGGTAGCCAACGTCCAATCAAGGAAAGCTACAGCCGATGAGCTAACCGTGCGCTGCTTGTGCGTCGTGCCATTCTGCGGAATAGCCTGCGACGGGGTATTGACGATGCGTGCGTTAGGCATGGCTTAGACGGAGAAGGGGGTTGCCTGTACAGCGGCATCACTTCCGCCTGCGCGGATGAACTTAGCCAATCGGGCCGTTTCCTTGTTCCAAAGGAAGGGCTGCACGCCAGCCTTGAACAGATGGCCGTTCGTAGACGACGGATTGCTACCGTCAAACGTCACCATCACGTCGTTCGTCTGCACATCGACCAAAATGTACTTGGTCTTGGAAGAGGTCCAATTCGCATCAAGCGAAACGACTGCGGTGCTAACCGTGAGGCGCTGATCGGCTTCGCCAGTCGGCTGGGGGTAGAGATTGACTACGAGTGAGTTATTCATGTTTAGCGGAACTGGCGTGAGGTGTAGGTAGAAATGCGGCGGAACAGGTTGTTCATATTACGCTGCTGGCTGGCCTTAGTAAGTTCGGTGTCGAGGTACATCTGCGCAACAGCCTCTTCAGCCATTGCCTTGTCCACTTGACCGTCCATCCGAAGGAAATCTGCATAGGTGGCGTGCCCGACGTAATAAAACCACTCTTGAGGAATGGTAGCAGATGCCGTCGTATAAGGACCATCCCAAATAGCTTTATAGGTAACAAAAAAGCCATCAAGCTCAGGATAGTTGCCAACAATGTTGGCTCCGTTGCTATCAACAAAGAAGTCGTATTCCCAGCCGCCAACACCCTGCACGGGGTTGCGGTCATGCAGGCGCATAAAGATTTCTACGTCAGGCATCGTAACGGGGGTAAGTAGTCCCGTGCCTGTGTAGGTTTCGGTGCCTGTACCAGAGGCCAGTTCGTAGGTTACGGTCTGCCCATCAACAGAAGTGATTGAGTATGTGCCGTTTGGATTAGTGCTACCACTTAGCCCAGACACTGTGACATTTTGTCCCACTACAACATCGAAGTCCACACCGCCCGTAACGAAGGTAACGGTGGTCCCGCTGCGCGTAGCAGAAGAAGCCATGCGGCTGCCGT